TCGGTTGCCGCAGACAACCTGTTCGGTCATCAGACGCGGATCACCTACGAAGACACCTTCGCCGCCTTCCATGTCCAACGGGCGTGAATAGTAAGGCGAATAGTACAGCAAACGCGACATCTTGATGATGCGCGGGTCCCACCAACGTTCTGCAACGTCGTGGACGGTGTCGACAGCGTGCTTTGACATGCTCCGGTCGTATTCCTTAACGTCGCCACATTCAACATAATTGCCGTTGATCGCTTTCGCGATATCGTCAGCTGTCGAAGTGTGGAAGACGGTTGGGAACCGTTCGAAGAGGGACAACATGTGGCCGCTAGATATGATCTGCAAAACACAGTTGATAACCCAGGGACCGGCGTGGATAACACGCGCCCTCGTTGCACTGAAGTCGTCCCACTCGCGACCATCAATGTTCACCGATTTGTCGGCGGCGAAACTTTTCCCTTTCTTGCCGTTGGAGAGAGCGTACTCGAGGTCGAAGACGATTCGCTCTTTGCCAGGCATGTCAACCTGGTCACGTTTCTGAATGTACATCATGAACAGCATCTCGAGCTCGTTGGCAAGCGTTTGCCAATCTGACTTTTCGACACACTTCAGCATCTCCTCGAAGCGAGAAGACTCGTACAGAAACAACGCGAAATCACGCTTCCAATCGGCGTCGCTGGTGTTGCGACGCGGACCGGACGTTGACTTCTTTGGAACTTTGATGTGTGACGGAACGTATTCCGAAAACACTATGTCCCAAACGTTGTTAGCGATCATCTGCTCGCGAGTGTTGTAACCGGGTCGTAGACCCAGCTCCTCGCGGTAGAAATCGTTGTTCAGCGGTGTGTACGACATGGGGTTAGCCATGAAGCCAGCGACAGTCCGGAGACGGTCAAAACTGGTGTGGATGCCGTTGGTCGTAAAACCGTCATCATCCAACGACACGCCGATGTCGTTGTTCAGCGTCTTTGTGAATTCACGCTGAAACTGCATTACAGGCGCGTGGAACGACATCATCCCGGTCAACAACTCCCGAGATTGACGAGACACCAAAGGTGTCCTATGCGTCCCGACGCCATTGCCGAAGACACGGCCCAGACCAGATGAGGGTGTCATCTTGGCCATCCAGCCGTACTTGTCGTAGTACGCTTTCCCGCTGACAGTGACCGGTAGGGTCATTGGCCATCCGGCGCGTCAGCCGGCTCGATCGCGTCAGGAGCGCCCGCGAGACGGGTGCCCGTAAGTTCCTTGATCGAACCGTCACGCCTCGTGAACTGTTTGCGCTCACGGTCGTGGCTGGACTCGTTTTCGCTGATCAGCGCGTCGCGAACCCGTTTCGCTTCGATCACCTCGTTTACGAGGGTCGGATACGCAACGCGTTCGAGCGAATACGTTTTCGACTCGAACTGCGCGTTGTAATCCGCAGTTGGAAGACCGCTGAGCAC